TCTATCATTTACTGTGGTTGCACTAGCTGAATATGTTGCTCCAACCAAATCTGATCCCAAAAATCTTGGAGTATAATTTACAAAGAAATTTACTCTGTTATTTCTTAAATCATTTTTAGTTGTACTAGACCAGTCTACTGTATTGTTTATTGAACCATTTAAAGGTATAGATCTATCCAAACCAGCTACAGTTAGATATTCTTCATTTCTTCCCTTTGCTCTTGCAAAGAATCCAGCAATATCGGCTGTTGTGTTTAATGTGTATGAAAGGCTACCATTGCTTAATAAAGTTGAAATATCTAAATCGTTATTTGCTGTACTTCTAGATTTTGTACCATATACTCCAAAAATTCTTTTTCCTGGATTACCACTAACATTAGCTGTTGTTGCAAATAAAGTATTAAAATTTGGAAGGGTGAATCCTTCACCAGTAATTCCTCCTGTTGGAGCTATGGTTGGGTATATTCCAATTGTATAGTTTTGTGTTTCTAACCATCTAGCAACATTTTGATCAACATCTTTATCAATTACTACATCAATATATGTTCCTGTGTTAGATTGATATGTTCCAAATCCTGTTGTAAAAGGCGCTAACAAAAGTTGACCACCGTATGCAAGATAATTTATAGCATACAAAAAGTCTGTTCCGTTTTGTTTTTCTGTTACTGTGCTTGAATCTGTGGAAACAAAGAATGAGAATGTGCTTCCAGTTGATGTTCCCAATAGACAGTTTGTTACTCCAGATAATTTGTTAAGATCGCCAACTAAATCACTCGGATTTGAATATAAAATATATTTGTCTGCTGTTGTTCCCTTTGCTGGATTATAATAAGCCGTGTTTGATCTTGCGTAAATAAGCCACCCGAACATACCACCGGGATCAGTAGATGCCCCTCCATTGGTAAAAGATGGCGCGACATAACCTGTACCAACTCTCATAGCGGCTACAAAGTTCCCCGTTATAGATTCCCTGGTATAATTGCTTGAGCTTATAAATGAGCTTACTGTTGGCATTTGTGTCCTTTTCTAACAAATATTTATAAAAAATTATGTTGGATACCAAATAGCACCATCATGCACAAACTCTTCGTCATCGTTATCTTTTTTATCAAAATTTAATAAAACGTTATCTTCATCTGGGTTTTTAGCTTCTTCATAATTAAATTTTGCCGTTTCTATTAAATCTGCATAGTATTCTTGTCGTGTTAACCATGCAAAGAATACTAATGTCATTATTAAATCATCATTATGTCCATCTTCTGCTTTGTATGTATTTGCCTTGGAAACAAATGTCATTGCCTCTTGTATTATTCGCTCGTCATTTAGTAAAATTTTGTCTTCTTCAACCAATCTTTTTAAAATTGCACACCCCAATTTTTTAGTTTGGGTTGTTGTTCTAAGACCCATTTCGCTTTTACCAGAAGCAAATCCTTGTGATAACACCTGACCCTTTCTTCCCATAATACGGGTCATAAGCAAATTTTCATAGTTTAAGTCATTGTAAAGAATAGACGAAACCTGGCCACCAATATCATTAGTCTCAATCAAAGCATAAGCATTGTTGTATTTTTCTCCAACTTTTTTAATTATAGCTGGAAAATTAAAAGGACTTATCGTATTATTTCTAAATGAAGCAACAACTTTATATGGTGCCTTTGTTCCTTCTATAACTGTAAATGCAGAAAAATCTGATCCCTGTCCTCTAGAAACATCTGCATTAATAAAATATATGCCATCTTTATTTGGTTGTTCAAAAATTTTAAGACCTTCTTTGTCTTCTTCTATACAATCTTCTGGAGCGAGTATATTCAATTTTGTAGACGATATTAAAGTATTTGAAGATCCTAAAAAGTTACAACCATATTCTTGTTCAAATTGTTCGGGGCTAGTATTGGCTATTTGTTCTGCTGCCCACTCATCATCTCTGTATTTTGCAGCTCCTGGGCTTATGGGGGTTTCTCTCCAGCTTACCTCTACAGGCACAAATTTATTTTTAAGTTTGTGCCCCACTGGGCGCATAGAATCTATCCACAGTTTATGGAAATGGTTCATTCCATTTGGTGTAGATACTATTATAAGTTTGGTTGTAGTACCAGCAGAAATGGTTGGATAGGTCGATGAATAAAATTCTTCTGCAACGTGACCAGGTAAGAAGGCGTACTCGTCTAATAGAAGTAGATTATATGATCCTCCACGGATTGCTGTAGAGGACGTAGCATCACACATGACCCTAGACCCATTTTCTAGTTTAAAGCTCGTCTTATTCCATTCTACAACTCCTTGTTGCAAAAAATGAGGTAAACTTTCATATGCAAGTTGCAATTTTGAAAAAAGTTCTTCTTTTGCGGTCTTTAATCTGTTCGCCAGAATAGCAACATTTACGCTTTGATTAAAGCATATGTAATGGCAAATGTAACTAGTAACACAAGTAGACTTTCCACACTGTCTTGGCCATTTTGAAATAACAAATCTATTTTTGTGTATTTCATTTACAAACTTTTTTTGATACGGGTACAGTTTAAAGGGAACTACACCTTTATCAAGAGTTTTGACTTTTACATATTTTTCACAAAAATAAACAGGATCGGTTGCACATTTTATGTATTCATCCACTTGTTCTTTGGTGTATTGTAGTTGTACACCGGGTAATTTTAAATTTGGATTATTTCTATATCCTTGAAATTCACTGCTTTTGCTCATCCTTTACCACCTCAGCATCGATAACTTCTTTTTCGGTGCTTCTTTCTTTGTTTAAAATATTCTGTAAATCTTTTGTTGAACCGACAAATACGGAGTTATTTGTTTGTTTAATTTCAACTTTGCTATTTGTTGTATCTTTTGCTTTTTTGTGCACATCTAAAACATTATTGTTTAAATCTGCCATAGTTTTTAAAAGTATGGCAACAACTTCATATGCCCTGGGGCTGTCTGATTCTGTTGCAACTTTAAGAGCAGATTCTAATGCAACATTACCCGTACCAATCAATTGTTTAAAATTTTCTTGTACTAAACTATAATCTTTTTGAAAATTATTTGAATCAAAAGTACCACCAGCAGATTTTTCTATATTTGCTGGTTTGTTTTCTGGAACAGAAAAAAAGTTAGCCAAATTTTTATTGATATTCATTTACTATATCCAATGTGATACCTGCAGTTTGGTCTATTACTGTGGTATCTACAATCTTTCCAAAAATATAAGCCTTTGCCAAAAAACTAAAAGAAGATATATTTACTCTTCTATTTCCAAAATCCCCATCATAAGAACTATTTAATGAATTTGAAGCCATCACAATTGGTATCTGTATATTTTTATTTACTTCTGTTAAATCTAATTGTATCGTATGATCTGGAACAAAATATGGCATAATCTGTTCTACAATTTGCATTGTATCATCTGTATGTCTTGTGTAGATATAAAGATTAAAAGTTAGATTTACTGGTATCTCGTTATATACGGCCTTTCCTGTTGGAGTACATGTATTTGCTGCCCCAACAGTTTCTTTTCCTAATATTGGAGAAAATCTATTTCGTCGTCTGCTAGCATCAGGAGCAACGCTAGCCATAATATAGCTCATTCTTGGTAATTGATTTTCAATTCTTGTTCCATCAGTTATAGAAGATGGATTTAGATATCTTTGAATAAATTTTTCTTGAGAAGCATATGTGATCGGAACTCTTATTGGAATATTAGCACCACCATCTGGATTTTTGTGCTCTACAAGTATATCTTTGAAGAGTGATCCAAATGCTACTACAATTTTTCTGAGGTTATGGTTATAATAATATCCAAACATGTTCTTTAATAGTTATCATGTGTTATCGCATACTTCAAACGGATCGTTTGTGTCGAACGTATATCCAGATGCTGTAGTTCCTAAAATATCGTTTATTCCTGCTGTTGTTCCCAATATATTGTTTCTTGGTATTACGGTTCCGCCACACAAACCACGAGTAGAAGTGTAAGGGGTATTGACGTTTGTGTTTGGGGTAGCAATTTTTTCGTAGCTGTATGTAAAAAGTTCAGCTGTTATTTGATATGAATAAAGCTTTCCAAGAGGATATAGGGGGTTTTCGTGTTCTACAAAGTTAATCTCAAATAAAGATTTTGAAAGTGGAAAGTAAATCAAATCACCTTCTCTTGGGCGAGTTATAGCATTATCATAATTTGTTACTTGTTCTCTAAATCTTTTTCTTGCAAATATTAAATTAATTTTGTCTTTAATTTCTATACCAAACTGTGTTACTACATCCGTACCTTCAAATCCTCTAAATGAAAGAATATACATTTCAAGTGTATAGATTTTTTCAAAAGAAGACGCTGGATCCTCACCAAAAAGTTTATCGATATTAAAGTATTTTCTAGGAATATAAAGACAATCTTGACCCATGCCCTGTATTATTTCTACAGTTATATCTTCTACAAGATTTTGTTCGGGAGCTCTTGTTGTGAGATTTATATATGGGTTTGTTGCCATCTATTAGCCTATTTGCGGATCCACTGGTAATTCGTGTGTTCTTAGGAGTGTAGCGTCTATTTCAGCCAGCTCTTTTGTAGCTTCTGCCATCATAGCACCAGCATTCAATTGCGCACCACCAGGTAATGGAACACCACTAAATTTCATAAGATTTTGTGCCCATTGTTTTTTTAATAGCGCAGAAAAATATAATTTAAAAACTCTGTCATTCCAAATTTTTGTATATTTTTCTGGATCGACTTTAACATAGGCTTCAACTAAAAGGTATCTAGACGATGTTAGTTTTGTATAATCTGTGTCCAGATATAACCTGTCAGTTGTCTTGGTAAAAGTAAATGATACTGGATAATTGAATACATTGTTTACCAAATTAACATAAGACATAGCTTCCATATAAGAAGCCATTGGACCCATTGGGTACCCACTTTGATTAAAATATAAACCAAAGAAATCAAATAAGGTCATCTGATATCTTAAGTCAAACATATAGTCACCAACCTTGTGAGAGGGTGCGTAAACCTGACTAATTGATCTTATATCTTGTGCTCTTGGCCAATATCCAGTAGACCCGTCCGAAAATGTTCTTTCTTGAGCGCCGATTGCATTTCCAAAAGTAGTTGTATCAAAATATCTTCTAGCAACATCGGTATCTGTTACAGCATAAGCAAAAAGAGCTCTTTCATTAAAATCAAAATGACGATCATACATGTATTCCAGAGCTTCATCTAAACGATCCTCTATCTGTTGAGAATCTACATTTATCTGGACTACAGGATACCCTAGATGTCTGAGTGTATAATCAATAAATTCTTGTCTTGAAGCTACTGCCATAAAATTATTTATGAATTTTATGGTACTTTAATTATTTTGGTAGTGCATTCCCAACAGTTACCTGAACATACTTTATTTGTTCAGGATCTAAACTTTCAATTTGTTCTTTTCTGGTATTTTTTAAATTTGGGTCATAATTATTAAATCCCGGCATAAAGATTGGGCAATTTAACTTTGGATAATCTAATTTTGAGTACTCTTCAGAGCTTTTTAGTAACCATGTATGTTTTTTATCTCCGCACTTGCATGCACCACAGTAATGTTTACCATCAGACGCACTTTGTCTTAAATGCTCACATGGTGGTATATTATCTATTCCAAAACAAGATATAACTCTAAGTTGTTTTGTTGGAATATCAATTTTATTATCAGAAAATCCCCGTGATGCCAAAGCCATAGCAAACGACACCATCTTACTAAACATTTTACATACTCCTATAAATTACACCAATGCCTGCTGGATAAACATATTCTTTTAAGAATGCATCTACTTGGATTAAAACATCAAAGTAAGATGCACTAACTGCAACTTCAAGTAAACCTGAGTTTGCTGTACTTACATATACACTATCCCATGGAATTCCAAATAATGTAGATAAAAGATATTTTATTGCTTCTGGTTTTCCTTTTAGTGGAAAATAATCTATATTAGATGTTACTGAAAATTTGGAAATATTGGGAAGATATGTCTCTAGGGGATCGGAACTAAAATCCGCACCAGGAAAATAAAAATCTGCAAGTGCTTCTCTATAAATTGAATTCATGTAAAGTGGAACGCGGATTGTTTCCCACTCAAGATTTGCACCATACCCATACTTAATACTAAAAAGCCAACGCAAATAATTTTTAATTATTGAAACGATTAGAACATTTGTTGGGTCTTCTTGGTATTTTTTTATAATCCATTTTGGTAATAAAGAATCTACAGAAATATTATCACCAAACCATTCATCTCCCTCAACACTATAATAATCACTTCCATAGGCAAGTTTTGCTTTTTTTATCAGCTCTTCTACCTTTATGCCTACAGTAACGGGAATATTTGATAAAAGAAGAATCATAGGCTATATACCAGATTAATTCCTACTAGTGATTTTGTATACAAATAATCCAATAAAGGAGTTTCATCTGAGCTAGAAAGATCTGTTACGTAAATTTTTACTTGTCCTGGAACCGAGCCAGCTGCAACTGTTATGTTATCTTCTATATCTGTACCACTTATTCCTGAGTTTAGAATGGCTTGCTTATAATCATTTAATGTTACACACCTCTCCTGACCAGTAGCTTTAAATCTTAATTGGGTTTTTGCTTTATTAACTGAAATTAAATCAACACCACCGCTTGGAAGATCATATGTATTAAATGTGGCATTGGTTCTTTGATTTATTACTGCACCATTCCCCGCAGAACCAGTTGATCTTATTGCTGTAACAACAACCTTATAATCAGTAGTTATAGTTTGTGCTGTTGGTATATTTACTGTTACTAAATAACCCAAATTACCATTTAAAACAGCATAGTGTGTTTGATTTCCACTTGAAGTTTTTGTAACAGAATCAACCTTTTCCCATGTTACTGTTATATTTGTATTTGTGTTTGTAACATTTACTGTTATCGTGTCTGGGTCTATGTAATACGGCAAAGGCATAGAAAGTGTATTATAATCAAATTCAGTAAATTCTTCAACGCTACCGCAATATAATTGAATGCTGGATGTTGTGTTTGCAGCAATTTCTTCTACATTATAAAAAATAACTTGAGCATTATTGGGATTTGTTGCTGTAAATGTGCTATAAGCAGATAACTTAGTTGCATTGGTTGTAATTGTTCTGGTTGTTTTTGCACATTTTGTTGGTTCTATTAATACTGATGAATTTGCTGCAATACCCATAATCGATGGTAATGTTGTTGCCGTGGTTGCAAAAGAATTTATGTAACCGTATTGAGCATATATGCCGTTATAAGCTGTGGCTGTTGCAAACACATTCATCAACATATTTGTTGTGCTTGCTGGATTATCAAAATCTAAAGATTTTAGATCATCTTGATTTTTTAAAAATTGAATAAGAGATCTCTTTATTTGAGTAAAATCTAGAGAAGCTACATTTAAGCTTGAAAGATCGTATGCCATTATAGTTTTACCTCTATGAAGCAAGAAGAGTTTTGTTGTTTTGTTATTCCATTATTCAGTGAATAAAATACTTCAAATGTTACTACTGTATCTGTAAAATTCACAACATTAACTTTTACATCAACTAATTCTGGTATTTTTGATGATATATCAGCAGCAAGTTTTAATTCCATCACACCAGCATCTGCATTTCCACTAAAAATATAATTAAAGTAATCAGAACCAAAATTTACATCAGAAGGCACTTCACCTTTTTGGGTTTTTGCTATATTTTCAATATATTGAGTAATAGCATTAAATCCAGTGACAATTCCAACATCATTTGTTGATGATGAAGTTTTAATTTTTTGTAAAGTTATGGAAAAATCTTTTAAAGCCATCGAAATATTTATGTTAAGTGTAATCTGTTGGTCCAGCAATCTGTGATAGAGAAAGGGATGTTTCGTGTCCACCTGAATTCGTAACTACATGCTTCATGGCTGTAATATAATACAGACCACTGAGATCTGATGTTTGGTTTGGATCATTAACGTAACCGCTAGCATAATTTGCATTAAAATATACAACTTGACCCAGTTTTAATTTAAAATCACCAGCAATAGTCGCTTCTATTTTTTTACCATATTTAAATGCATCTAAAAATTCTGCTCTTTTTACAGGGGTATCTTTTGGTGTATTCCAAAAAGTTGCATCATTAAGTCTAAGCTTAATATAAGATTCAAATTTTTCACCGATTGCCGGGCAGGTACAACTAAAATTTGATGATGGTGATCCCCACATGCAACCAAGCCATTCAGGACCCAGTTCTTCATTGATCCAATAACATTCAATGGATGTATCTTGAAAATATGAATCTATACCAACATCACCTGTTCCTCCACTTGAACCAGTCCACAAATAAAACATATAATCGTTACTTTGTGCAGTAAAATTTAACTTTTGAAAAAATGTATTACCATATGGTTTATATGGGTTTTCATCATCTGGAGTATTTTTGGGTAAAATAAATCCAACATTTTTTCCAATATCTGTTATAGATTCATATCTTTGAAAACATTCAACCAATGAAACTGGTATCATAGAAATACCACGAGTAATATATGCATTTGCACACTCATATGTGGATTTACCGTTTATAGCATAAAAGGCTTCTTGACCATAATTTGTACCATATGTTTTTATTTGTTTTGTTTTAAACGACATATTAGTTCCTTTTAGTAATCACAGCATCCATCTATAATATTTTCTACATTAAAGTAATAAAAACCATTTAAAGGATCATTATATCGGCATAGCCTTACTATATGGTTTATATATCCACTTAAACCATAAGAGCTACCAGCAACTCCTATTGGTTTATACTTAAATGTTGTTGGTATACACACCGAATCATAACCTGGTGGCAAATATGCAGGAGTTAATCCTGCGGGACCTGTTAGGCTTCTTTCATTTATGTTTATTGCCCAAGTGTTGTCTTGCGTAAAACCAGACTTAATATCTGGATCCAAAGTCCAACCCTCAATCATATATCCGGTTCCACCAGTACTCGCTGTATATCCAGTACCGCTTAAAAATGTTAATTTATTCCACTTGTATCGGTATTTTTTTGCTTGTCCTGGCATTTGTAGTGCTGGATCACTAAAATAGGCAGAAAAACCAGAATCGACTTCAAATTGTTGTAAAACTGCAAAAAAACAATCATCACCACTTCTATTGCCCATACAACATAACGCGTAAGTCATAAAATTTTGTTTTTCTATTTTTCTTAAAAGATCTAAGCGATCTTGATCATTTTCTAATTTATATTTAAAAGTTTCATAACGAATATTCATTACCTTTTGTAGATTAGTAGCATTACCTTCTATAGCATCCCGTGGTGGTACTGTGCCTTGATCTGGATGTATTTCTGTCATGTCAAAAACATTATTCCACATTTCTGAATTATCAATAAAAGGCATAAACTGTTTATAGTCTAAACCACCAAAAGCCATTTTTGCAATATTTTCGTCTGTACCAAAATCATTATTAAATGCTGTAAGAAAGGATTCTTGATTTACAGAATCTAAATCTGTATAAAATCCAACATGTCCATCATACACAAGCTGCTCAGCACCACCAACTGCATATGTGCTTCCTGCTGGGGTTGAACCAACAATCTCTAAATTGTATCTTTGTCCTTCATCTTGAAAATTATACATCAAAGCTTCTGTTGTATACTTTTTATATTTTTCTCCATGAGATCCATTACTTTCCAGATATTCTGGCAAAACATTATCTAAAAACTTTGGAGTTTTTCTTATATAAAAATAATTTTTTGAAAGATATTGGTATGCTGGATTGCTTAAAATATTATATGCTTTTCTATAAATTTTTCCATCACTTAATTTTTGAATAACAGACTCACCATCAAATATTGCAATTCTTCTAAAATCATTATCTAATGAATCATATGATGGATCTTTTTCTAAATTTTTATCAAAGTATTTAAAATTGACAGATGAATTTAAACCTGTCCAAAACATAAAATATGGATTTTTAGGTAAGTTGGCTGTAGATGATTGGCGATTTCCATCCCAGACTGCATATGTTGCTAAGTAATTCAAATATTGAAGGGGGTCATCAATTGGTCCCGGTTGTCTATCAGGAAGGCCGTTTAGTGGTTTATAAAGAACATAATTGTCAGTAGGATCTGTATAGCTATCGTCTACATCATATCTTTCAGTTTCTCTAAAAAAACCATCTTGTTTTACATACTCCACAAAATCCTTTATTTTAAATACCTGCGGTCCTTTGTAATTTAATGATGCAAGCAATGAATATTCTTGATTATCGAAGTAATATTCATTTGAAAAATATATAGCAACAAAATTTTCCTCTGTGTCTGAAGCTGCATTGTTTAAATAATTTACGGATGTTACATGAAAATACCAAGGTTTTACTATATCTTCTGCAAATTTTATTATTATTCTATTGATATTGTACTTTTGCAATCTACCAACTATATCTTGACGATCTTGTACAATTAAAACACCAGACGGTACGAGTTCTGTAATACTTTCAGTAAATTCTATTCTTTCAAACAAACATTCTGTGTTTTGTTTTATAATATCTAAAGATTCTCCACCCTCATCATTTGCAAATCCCTCATCGCATAGTATGATTGATTTTAAGGTAGAATATGCTGGATTAAATTGTTTTTGTGTATTTGGCATATTAATAATACTTTGTTGTCACATAGTAATTTGTAAACTCTCCAATGTAATTTACCGGATAAGCTGGTATATTATTTGTTTGAGTTTTCAATACTGTTTCATATGTTACAATGTCTACTGTTGTTACACCAGAATACTTTGTAGGTGTCTTTGAAATAGATGCGATTGGTTCTGCTGCAGTAATTTTTGGATTATATGTTTTATATTGTGTTGTTAATTTGCCAGAAGAAGTATCATAAGTATATGCTGTTTTTTCTAAAGCTTTTTGAACACTATCCAAGTAAACTGTATTTAATGAATACCCTCCTGTATTGCTCTGGGATATTACAACATATTGCGATCCAGTAAAGCCTTCTTTTATAAAAGAAGTATTCACTTTAAGTTCTTTTAGTATTGAACTACGCGAATAATAAAAATCATTATCTACAACAGCAAATCCACCATCTAAATCAAAATTACCAACAGAGGAATATGATGCTGAACTTCCACTGTTTGCAACATAAGGAAGAATTATACTTCCCTTTGGCGGTACAAAATATGTTGCACCTTTATCTACTACAGTTGTTCCAATGTTAAATTTTGATACCTGTTTTTCTTTTTCATTTACTGGATTTTGTTTATTTAGTGTAAACGGATTATAATTTTCACTAACAAGACAAAAAATCCAAAATGAATCTGGACTATCATATGTTGATGCGGCAGCTTCAACTAATGTATTTGAATTGTCATACTCTAAAGAATATGATTGTTGTGGTAAATTTGTTGGATCAATATAAGTAAAAAAATCACTTATACGAAATGTTCCTATAGTGCTTTGAAATTCTGTTTTTGGGAGTTTTGAAAAATATTGCATATTTTAACCCGATGAACCAAAACTATTGTAAGATATTTCAGATTTAGACCATATTGCATTTGCCGAAGGAACATAAGTTCCTGTTTCAAACTCGGTAAACTGTAAACCCAATAGTGTTACAGAAGATGCTCCATTTGGTAAATAACGTATAATACTATCAGCATCATCGTTTCTTTTTACCATAACCGTGTTTAAAACACAAACCAGAGGTTCGCCCAACCAGTTTGCTGTAAGATTAGCATTAGACCAATTTGTTGTTGCATTGCCACGGGATACACCCAAAACCCATAATTTTTGTGGATAACTTCTTTCAGGCAAACCACTCGCAACGGCTGGATATGAACATTTTCTAAATGTTCCACATATTTCTTCTACCACTGTAGATTCATATTCATTTTTTGGTACAAAGATATACTGGAAAAAATATTGTTTTCTTCCTTCAGATATCATCGACATTTCAGCAATATTACTAAAACGTCTAAAAGTACTTGTAGCAAAAACCCTTTCATAATATGCCATTGCTGGTGCAGCCATGCGTTCAAGCATATTTGAAAGACCACCACTATTTGCGAGACCCGCTTTTGTTAGTATAGGTCCAACTGGATTGCTATTACTTTCACCAAACTCATGTTGAACGTTATAACCTGGTTCTTTGGGCATCTGCAGTTTGATGTGGAACTCTGCCCTACTTACTACTCCAGGACGAGTACGCTCTCGATTTATAAGAGAGTATGGTGCAGCAAAAAAATTCATCCATAAAGGTTGTTCTGCTGCGTAAACGCCTTGTGGGTATTGGTAAAAACTTGCCATTTAAAAATATTTAGGTAATTTAACTAAATATTTAGATGGCATACAAAACTAAATATTTTCCCAAAAATAAAGAAAAATATGTTGGTGATGTAGAAAACATTGTATGCCGTTCTCTATGGGAACGGTCTGTTTGTAAGTTTTTTGATGAAAATCAAAGTATATTAAAATGGTCTTCCGAAGAAATAACCATACCCTATTTGAATCCATTAGATAATAAAATACACAATTACTACCCAGACTTTTTGGTTCAGTTTAAGTCAGGAACAGAAAATAGATCATGGTTAATAGAGGTTAAACCAAAAAAACAGATAATGCTAAAAGAAAATGCCAGCAAAAAAGAAAAAATAACATGGATCATAAACAATGCAAAATGGCAAGCAGCTCAAAATTACTGCTCTAAGCATAATTTTGAATTTAAAATTTTAACAGAAAAAGAGATCTTCGCCAATGGCTAATCCTCAAAATTCAATTTTTGAAATAAAAAACTTTATTAGTCGTCACCGTGGTCTTCAACGTGATAATAGATATTCTGTTTCGTTTTTAAATTTGCCCCCGGGGATAACACCACCACCACAAGAAGACTTTAAGGTTGCTGCTATAGCCGCAGGTTCTCGCGCTGTAGATGGTATAGCGGATAATCTTATGGGTTATGGAGCAGGAAGAATTGTGCCCAGATCTCAAAAATTTGTAGGTGGTATACTATTAACTTTTCCCGTGACCAATGATAACTTTATATTAGATTTTTTTAATCAATGGTTTAACTTCATATATTCTGGTGGAAGAATCCGTGGTAATTATTCCATGCCTTATATGGTAAATTACTATGACTATTCTGTTGCCCCAGTTCAAATGAAATTAAAGTTTTTAGATCCAAATGGGAATACCAATCGTGTATGTACTTTTTACGAGGTATATCCTTTAGAGTGTTTGCCATTTGAATTTTCTATGGCAAAACAAAATGACTTTTTAAAATATCAGGTACTGTTAAATTATAGAGAATATACATTTGGAGTAAATTAATATGGATTTATTAAAAGAGTTGAATAGCTTACTTCCGACATATACTGTCGATCTTCCATTTTCTAAAAAAGAAGTAGAATATACTCCATTTAGAATAAAGGATATAAAAAATCTTAGCATCATATTACAAGAACAAAATAAACAATTAGCTTTTTCGGCTATGATCGACATTTTAAAAAGAAACACAAAAAATGTTGATGTTTTGGACTTATGTGTTGCTGATGCTGAATTCTTATTTTTAAAAATAAGATCAAAAAGCGTAGATGAAATTTTAAATTTGGTTTATAATAAAAATAAAATTAAAGTAAACATTAATGAAATTAAATATAGAAATACTTTGCAAGAAAGATCTTTAGATATTGGTAATGGTATATTTTTACAATTAAAAACACCATGTGTAAAAGATATTATTAGATTAAAAAATTTTGAAAAAGAAGACATGATAAAAAGTCTTATAAAATCATTTACAGTAAAAAATGAAATTTATGAATGCAATAAATTTGTTCCAGAAGAATTTAAAGAGCTTTTAAACAATCTACCAATGTCTACAATTTCACAATTTGATTCTTTTTTAAAGTCAGAACCAGAATTGTTTGTTCACATAAACATAGAAAATGAAATAAAAGAAGTGGCGGGCCTATTAAATTTTTTTTCCTATCGGTAAAGTTTTTTGATTTGATGGATTATTATTCTACAAACTTTACCCTAATAAACAAATATAATTGGTCAAATGAAAGTATTGAAAATTTAATACCTTGGGAAAGAGATGTTTATATAAACTTGTTGATAGCGTATGAAGATACAAAACAACAAAAACAAATGCAATCAAACGGTATGAAGGATTTTAATTTCTATGGCTGAAGAAGATAACATATCATTAGATGTAGAGGCAGAAACCTCTGCATTTTCTCCTATAATAAACTTTAATAACACTTCAGAACAAGAAAGTTTTTCTGGTCCATCAGATATGGATTTACCAGAAATGAACACGATTTCAGTAATACCAAATACAAGTTTACCAGAATCTGTTATCATAGAACCACAGGATGTAACAAAATCACCAGACCAATTGCCTGTTGAAGTTTTTGAATCTGCAGAATTGCCAGAAAGAACTGTAAATATTGCATCTTTACCAGAAATAGATATGCCAGAAAATGTGGTTACTGCAGTTTCAGACGATATTAAAATATCTTTGCCAGATCCACAATTAATTGAAAATACTGGAACAGAAGCTTTAAAATCCGATTTAAAACCAGAATATTCAGAAATTATTTCAAATTTTTCTGTAAAGATGGACCCAGAAGCAACATATGAAAAGGTAACAGATTTAGAAGGAAAAATAAATCAGTTAGACAAAAATATGGGTGATTTAAAATATCCAAAAGGAAATTGGATTAATAATACAGAAAAAGACAAGTATGAAGAACGACCAACCGTTGAGGCTACAAATCTGGTCTTTGATGCGAGACTGAGACGATTTGGTTCAAGACCTATATGGACATAAAAAAAGCCCCTTGCGGGGCTTTTTTCAATCATTCTCCATTTCGGAGAAGTATTGCAGAGGATCTTTTTCCTCCACATTTTCAACAACAGTCTCTTCCACATCATCTTCGATGCTCTTTGCATCTGTAAATTGAGATCTGATGTCATCACCAACGGCCTTCTTAAATCTCTCATTTAGCTCATCAAAGCTCTTAAATTGAGACTTATCAATAAATGGCTTTAGTGGATACTGTTTCTTCCAAAGCTCTTCCAGCTTTTTATCTTCTCCACCAAAAAGAGGAGCAGGGGAAGCAAATTCGCTACGGTCGTAGTTTACATAACCACCAACATTGCGAATCTTGATCTTAAAGTCCGCACCAGTCCAAAAGTTAAATGGATCTACAGCAACCTCATCTTGAAACTCTGGATGAGCAAGACTTTGAATCTTTTGAAAGATCTTAGTTCCATACTGATAGAGGAAAACCTTTCCCTTGTTTTCTGGATTGGCTGGATCTTCCAAAACTAAAATGTTAGAAATATAGGTAAGCTTGCGCTTTCTCTGACGAGCAATGTTTTTGTCATCTTCAATACCACTATTCCATAGTTCGGTATTTGCTGCACAGACTGGGCACTTTTCACCAATTGTCGTAGGACAATTTTCATATAGCCAGCCACCCTTCCCTTTGAATGTATGGCTATAAACTGAAACAAAGGGGCTATCCTCACCATCAATTTCAGGAAGAAAACGAATTACCGCATATCCGTTTCCAGCCTTATCGATACCCGGTTTCCACATGCGTTCATCTTTATAGCCCTCCTTTGATGTGAGCTTATCAAGACGCTCCGTTAGTGCTGCGACAGAATTCTTACTCTTCTTTTTAAAATCTGAAAAATTTGGCATTGTTATTCCCAAGGATCTACCTTGGCCTTTCTATAGTTTAATTATACAACCAATCAATCAAGTGGCAAACGTTTTGTTTTAGATTTTTTTAATAGATGTAAATTTTGGGCTTCTACTTGAATTTTTTCTATTAAAGGTTTTGTTAAAAGTTTTCCAGCAGTTCCCGGTTCAAGATTCATATCTTCTGCCAATTCTAAAACACAGTCCATAAAGGGCAGTTTTGTTCGTTTTGCCCTATCTATTACCTGGTTTGAAAACCTTTCTTTGGCAGCATCATTAATATACATCGGTTTTATTATACTCCACAATACTAGCAATTCAATAATTAAATCTATCTAAATATTCTAGAACCAAACTATTTAGAGGACAAAATGGCAACAGATAGAGACCCAAATATTGTTATTGAAACAGCTGGTATAACCGCAACAATTGCAACAGATACGGTTGTCTTTTCGGGTGCCACTGCCCATTTCCAACTAACAAAATTGGTATATGGACTGACAGGTGCTGCTACCCTTGTTTCTAGTACAAATCCCCTTCCAGTAACTGTTGCCTCTGCCCTAACAGCCAATATATCAGGCTTCACTGGTACCTTTGTTGTCGAAGGAAAGGCCTCTGGAACCCCTGTACCAGTATCTGGAACGGTTTACGTTGCAGGTGCAACAGCTACACCAGTATACATCGCAAACTATAGCGGAACAAAAGTCGAGGTTACTGGTGGAAGACCTTTAACAAAATCCACAGATTCCGTTTCGGTATACGGTCCAAATGGTATAACATGGATTTATGCAAATTTAGTAAATTCAAGCGGAACTCAATTAGGAAACTCTGCTAACCCACTTTATACAATTATCAGTGGTGCAACTGTTAGCGTTACATTAAGTACAACTGTTGGCGTGACAAATGATGGAAGTTCTGCTCTAAAAATTCAAGGTATTAGTGGTGGAACATCTGTAGCAACCACTGTTGGAAACACTGTTGGAATAAATGATACAAATATTCTAACAGGTATAACTGCTGTTTACAACAGAATGGGAACCATGGGAAATACGCTTGATGCAATTTACAATGCATTAGCTGTATTTGGACTAGTTAGACCCACTTCAGCTAGAGCTGGTTTATACAATGTAACATCTTCTTCTTTTGGTCTATCTGGTTTTACATGCACTGCTGGAATTAATTTCAAATCACTGGGAACAAACACAGATTTGATCTATATTGGAACATCCACAATTGGAACCAGCTATGGTTACCAACTTGAACCCGGTGAAAGCGTTTTCTTTAATGTTGGAAACATAAATTTAATTTATCTACAGGCAAGAAGTGGAACACAAACATTAAGCTTCTTTGCTTCATAATATGGCAGAAACTGATAAATTTTTAAGTTTAGCAAAATCAACAACCACAAATGTATCTGAATTTGTAGGAAATACTTTAGATCCTTGTTTTACTAAAGGATTGATTGATACTTATCCAAATGTATACAAAGCTGGAACAAGCTTTTATATGGATTTTTCTGAAACTTCCAATGCGGATGATTTAAAATTTTTAAAAAGGTTTTTTAATGGAATCCCCGTTGGAAGCACACTATCTATTTCTGGTGGAACGTACTTTGTAGAAGAAACAGGAACTCAATATTCGTTTTCTGGTACATATACGTTTAAAGGAAAAACTGGAGCATCAAATCAATATTTAAATTTTTATGGAGACACATATTCTCCATCGTTGCCAAATGGTTTGTTTGAAAGCAAAAATTTTATAGGAAGAATAAACTTTTCTGCTATAACTGGTGGAACTTGCTCCTATTACATAAACAAAGTAAATAAGGAAGATCCATTTAATTTAAGATTTTTTGGTGTTTATGGCGCTGACTATGGTTATGATGAATTTGTCGAAGTTTTAGGCTCATCTTTAAATACTGGAAGATTAAAAATAGATTCTTTTGTTCGGTTAAATGACAAAAGTGAACTAGTGTATTTAAATAATCAAAATACTATAACAAATGAAAATTTATATTTTACTCCAGTTACTGTAAATTACTATATGCGCGGGGTACCTGATTTAGTATCTCTATCAGTAAATACAAATGTAAATGGTGTGCTAAAAAAATTAAACTATGATGGCGAAACTATTGATATATTTCAAAATCAAAATTTAAGACAAAAATATTCCAGAGAACTTCAAGATAAACAAAATCAATATGATTGGTATGGATTTTTTCCATCAACTAATTACAAAAATTTATATAATCCATATGCTTATAGCTCAATGTCATTTACAATAAATTATCTTTCTTTATTGCAAATAGCAACAATATTAACATATAACTCTGATGATATGATTGAATCAACATATACACAGAGTTTAGGATTGGTTATAGATGGTGTTGAAACAGGATCTGTAAACTATGGAACTGCCTCAACCAGAACAACAATAACATCACCAAGAATTAAAATTGATTTATCTGATGCATCCCTTTACTCTGCAACAATTGAACCATATACAGATGCAAATTGTTCCGTGCCTCTATCAATATCTTATTATTTAAATGGTGTTCCTGGATTTGATGGAGCATCTTTTATATATTTTAAAAATATAGATTCTCCATCTACAATATACTTAAAAGTAACAAAAGCTGGGGTTTCCATGATTTTACAAATAAACATTATTTAAAATTGGACCCAAGAGTAATTATTACCGTCATAATAATAAGTATACACTTTTCCATTGACTTCCCAGGATTGACCAACTTTAGGAGATACTGGTGGATTTGAGCCACTATATAATACATGATTTCCAATATATTCCCATTTTATTGGGCTTTGTATTGGAGATTTGCTTGTTGGTGCTTTACATCTATAAATGCAACCTTGAAAAATAACAGTGTCGTTTGCAAAATATGATGCAACGACACCATTATTATCAAAAGTTTTATAAATTCCTCTAAACATTTAGAAATATTTAGAGTGTTTTTTTATTTGATTTTTGTTCATCCTCATAAAGTTTTTTTGCAGATTGTTTCCAATTTTCGTAATAAGAAATCATATCTTCGCATATTGGAGTTACAAACCAAACCATTTCTTTTGGAATTAAAAATCCATTTTTAATGTTTGTGTAGGGCATCCAGGTTACTAAATTCCATGACATATTTTCATTTGGTATTAGAGTTCCTGTATTTTGAACATAAAAATGTTCTCCCCTATCTTCATATTCTGCAATCATTTCTTCACCATAAGTAAATTTAAATAATCCTATTTCCATATTAATCCTCATTTATATTCTAACATAAAAAAATTTAAAAGCAAATTATTTTTTATTGCAACCACATCCACCTTTTATTTCTTTATAATTTACTGGTTTTGGTTTATTTTCATTTGGATGTTTGACTGGTTGGTGTGTTGTTTTTTTATTTTCTTCGTTAGTCATATTATTTTTTTTAAATTGTTTTTTATAATTGTTTACAGATTGAAAAAAGTCTAATTTAGATTCTTTAAAATAATTATCATATTCATTTTTAACTTTATTAAAATCTTCTAAATCTTTTTCTAAAAAGGTTGTTTTTTTAATAAGTGATATTTTATTTTTTCTTGCTGTCTTTAGCTGTTCTATTATTTCATGATCTTCAAAATATAATCTTCTTTTTTGTATTTTTATAAAATATGGAATTTTTAAAAATTTATTAAATAGTTTTCTTCTTTCTTCACATCCGCATTTACCTTTTGTTATAAACATTATTAAATTTTTAATATAAAGTTTTTTTGTAAAAAAATCAATAATATCACCCAAACCAATATAAAAAATATTAAAATATATTAAAGTTTGAATATCAATTGGTATATTATACATACCAAATGGTCTATTTCGTGTGTCTTTTAAATTTCCTTGTGAATCTAAAAAAACTTTAAAATTATTTTTTCCATCAAAACCTCCAGAACTATTAAAAGTATAAGTGGGTTGTGTCATATTTAAATTATTCATAAAATTACCTTTATATTTATCCTATACTTGGCGGGGGGCAGCATTCGTACAATAAACAACTTGCTGGTGTACAGAATGCATTTCCGTTTTCTATATCTAGAACAACATTATTTGGATCCAATTCTATACAAGATACGTTATCTATACCTACAAAACAATTTACACTACCTGGGGTCCCATATCTATCACCATAATCGCTGGCAGATTCCCAACAAAGTGGATGCCATCTCTTAGATGTATCTCTATAAGGTTCAAACATAGCTGTATATTGTTCATCAACTAAAACTTTTAAAAATCCTTTCTTTTCAAAATTAGGATCTTCATCGGGTGGTATTACTGCATTGATATCATTTTTTACACCCCACAAAATTGTTGCTGGTGTTGCTGTATAATGCATAGAATTATAAGTAATGTACTTATTCCACATTTTTCCAATGTCTTCAGTTTCCCCAAGAAATGTTGTTCCTGGTCTATTACATGGAGACCCCCAGACTATTGCTCCTATTCCACCATTAGCTAAAATTTGATAGACTTTACTGCTTGCATACTGACCAGCAAGACAAGGACTATCGCATGGATAGTCTGGATCTTCACCTGCACAAACATTCCATGCAATGGATCTAGCAATAAAAGCATCCGAGAGGAAAAAGGATGGCCAATAAACCCAATCACGACGAGGATAATTTGGTCCAGCTTTGGGATACGAACTTAAACTAATAGGCCCACAACTTCCTTGACCAAAACCACCAGTTGGGCCAGCAATAGTTGCACCAGTTAAACCTGGCAAAGGTTCATAAGTATTGCCTGTAATATCATTTACAGCCATGTTTCTTAATATATCTGGCGATTCATATATTTCCCATGTATCTTTTTCAGTGTCGTGACCAAAATAATAGTGTCGTTCACAGTATTTAAAATAAGATAATGCTTTTGATTTATGTCTGGTGCACAAATCATTACCAATTCTTGTAGGCCCATAATGATGTGATACTTTTTGAAAAGTATCTTTATCTGCACGATATGCTTCTGGGTTTGGTGCATACACACCAGTAGAAAGAACACTTCCCTCAGCATCTACAACAGTACCTCTATTTTTTATATTTAACTCTGGTTGGCATGCACTCCCTGGTATACAATCTGGAAATGGTATTTGCTGTTGATAAAGAACTCTTTCTTTCATTGGTCTAGCTTCACCCCAACAACTTCCAAGGTCTGCTAAACATCCACCATACAAAGCAGCTAACCCACCAACAGCTTGCGCAGAAATATCAATTACACCACCCGGTGTACACGCAAGCTGTCCAACATTATCAACTGCACCAGATGTTACATTTTTTAGTAAATTTAAAGATTGTTCTGTCAATCTCCTTATATCAGATCGCATCCACAGATGTTCTGGATGTCCACTATAAGAAAGATTTTTATTAAATCTAAATTGATCATCTAGTTTGATATCCCACACATCATTTTCACCACGAACTTGTCCACCTGCAGTATTTTGAACTGGATCCCAACCGTAATTATCATCAAAAAATATAAACTGTCCGCCAGCAACAGAGATTGAAAGTGTTTTATAATTATCATATGTGTGTCCAGTATAGCCCACAACATAGCCAGAAATACTTAATGTTTGACCTCCTGCAGGAGACATTCTGGCGACGGCACTGAGTATTTGACCTGAAGTAAATCCACGAGTATCTTCTACAATATTAAAGTTTACAAATGTCGTTCCAATACAATTGCAATTGTTTGCATTTGTTGGTTTAAATGTAATTAAACTATCAGAAACCCCCGTATAATCATACCCAAATACTGCTGGATCGGTGTAAATATTATATGCTAGAGCTGCACATCTATCTTCTTCTTGAGTTGGGTGTCTTGGATTGATGATTGAATTACAACAATTTCCACCCCATAAAAATTTAGATACGTCCCACTGACCAGGAATAGCATGAAAAAAAGCATCTCGTTGATGATATTCTGGAATAGATGAAAAATTTTTGTATTGATAATCTAAGTGATTTAACTGCCAACCCTCAATTCTATTTTCTACAGCAAATGATTCTGCATCCCATTTTTTTGGTTCTATTCCTTGACCATACAGTGCAACTGCAAAACCATTTCCAGCAGACATAGAAATTATTTCTTTACCTTGAAGCGACCCAGGTGCTTCAAGTTTTGTTGTTTCGTTTCCGTATCTTGTAAATGAATATATTTTATTATAAGTAAAACTACTATTTGGTATTACAATTTTGTAAGCAATGTAAAATGCATGTATCCCAGTGGTTACTTCAGTAATTGTATATGAACTATCCTCTGGTACACCCAATTCTAATTTTCCAATTTTTGCATATGCTTTGGTTCCAGGATAATATGTATCTTTATTGTATCCAGGAATCATGCTAGCTTCACCCCAAACATGGATAATATTTCCATTTGTTACACATAAACTATAATCAGCAGCACTTTTTATTGTTTTTATTCTATCTTCAAAATTTGGTGGATTGTATGTGGCACCGATTAGTGGTGAAAATGTCATTCCACTATAACAAGGTGGCAAAGTATATCCTTGCAAGTCTTGGGTAAATCTTGGTGGATCGTTTGAGTCCATAGCACAATACATTGGACAAGCATATTCACATTCCCAAACACCTTTTAGTGCTTTAACTTGTTCTGGTACCCAAGGTTCAACTGGTATTAATGTCGAGTTTACTATATTTCCATCATCATCATATTCATCTACACGCGGACCAACAACAACACCATTTTCATCGACTTGCAAATAGGTTCCATATATTTCAATTTTATTTTCATTAGTTAATAACATAGTGTTAAAAGCACCACATGCTAAATCTTTATAATGTGGTTGCGTTTCACTAAAACCAAAGAAAAATGCTGTAGATCCTGCAAACCCATTTCCTTGAACCAAGGAACCCATATAAAAACAAGTTCTATCTCTCCACGGTAAATAAAGACCATTGACTTCTTGACCAAAACATATACCACAAATATTTGTATTTGGATTATCTGGGTTAGGAACTGGTTTTGTAATAAATGATGTTTGACAATCTTTACAACCGGGCTCAGAACCACCAACAGAGCCAGGATTTACTGGGCTTGGTTCACAATATTGAGGTAAGTCTATCCAGCTACCTGCGTATGGAGCACAAATGCAATGTTTTTGTCTATAAGTTGACGAAAAATAAGTTATCATATTATACCGAAGTGGAGTCCATTCCTCTTCTTTTATGAAACCTGGTCTCGGAATATGATTATAATAATTAAAAAATGGACCAAAGCCATCATATTTCCACAAAACATCTCCTGGAAGATCTTCGCTATCAGCTAAAAAATTGTAAAGTGAGTTATACTCGTATGGTATCCCGTGTGCCGATTGACCTTCTAAATTTGAACTTTGTGGCGTAATAAACAAACCACCATAATCATCCAGAGCGGCAAAATGGTATAAACCGCAGCCAATTTTTGTCCAAATATTCCAAGTATTTGTTCCAGGATATCTCAAATTTGCTTGTCTTGTGTTTCCATCTTTATCTAAAGTCACACCATGAATATTAGGATCATAACCTCTAAACTGTGAATCCCGGGGATAATTAAATCCATAAAATGCATAAGAATGACTATCGTTGCTATGTGCTACTGCATCTTCATATGAAACAGAAAATGTTCCCAACAAGCCAGCCCACTTTCCCCAAGATTTTAACCTATATCCTTCAAATGGGGGTTCAGGATAAAATGTCCTTGCACCAACAACAGCACCTGCAGAGCCACATGGTGCATAATTAAATGGTTCGTTAGTTAAACATGTGGGAGAATCGCACGGTGAAAATGGAACAGCCATATTTGGGCCATTGCAATTAAATGCATTATATATGGTAAAAGCAGGTCCAGGAAAAGTTAATTCTATTGGTATCGGGGGTGTTCCGCCCATTTCGAATGCTGGATTGATAATTTGACCACCCTCAACACCACAGACTACAGAAAATGCTTTTCTTTCAAAATCACACAGGGCCACTGCAAATTTATGTGTAAAACATAAATCTACAACTCTACCGTCCCAAATATCAATTGGATTTGCTGGGCAAATATAACTTTCTCCAGTTGTATCGTCTTCGCACACAGCAAAAAGTGTACTAGTAGAAAGATATAATGGAACACATTGTATTGCGCCTGGATACAAACCAAATTTACCAACAATAATATCAAATGGATCTTGTCCTTCTGGTGGACATTTTAAATCGCCACTAGTCAATTCATATGTAACGGGATCACTATTATCTCCATATGGAACACCTCCAAAGAAAAATGACAGTTTTCCGCTGGCATCTTGTATAAATGTGCCAGCAAAATTTGAATATACCTTTTCGTGTCTCAAAAGGTTGTATACTGCGTAGGGACTGTTTTCTTCATGAGGAACAAAAAATTGTTCTGGTATTTTTAAAGAATTTCCATATTCTGAACCATTTGGATTATTTGGTCCAACATATGACGGGCATATAAAGTTTTCATATTGGTTGTTTGCACTAAACCCGGATGCACAGCCCCATGCTGTAATTCCAGCTCTAGCGCTTCCCAGAGGCAACCTAGCTCTTCTTGGTAAGAATAATCTGATTGTTCCTTCGTTGGTAGAAGAATAATACAAATTATTATTAGTTTCTCTATCAACTCTGCTAACACCAGCTGGATTAAATAATTTTTCTTTTACTAATTTTGGCGTAACTGCGTCGGGTGCACCGACACTTGCTCCCCAAAATTGTACAAGTTGTTCATATCCAGCTATACCACCACATTCTATAGCAACCTGTTCTGGTATTAATATTTCTTCTTCTTGTGTTTCAGGATTTACAAAAATGGTGCCAGCAGCAATAATATTATTTGTTTCTTCCGCTATATCAATAGAATGGTCTTTTATTCTCAATATACCACATTCAATCATTTTTTCTAACCAACAAGAAACATAATTATAAGAATCTATAAAATGTGTATAATCCCATTCTAGGGGTTCTGGTGGTCTATTAAATTCTTTACACTCTTTACCACTCCACGAAATCATCCCATAATAATATCTGTAATAGTGTGATAAAAAGTCTTCTGGTGTAAATGCACTCGGACATCCAGCCCCCAATTCTGGATTTGTTAACAACTTCTGTTCCATATTTACAAGATCAAATTGAAATAGTGGTATTCCTGAACCAGCATAGATTACTCTTCTGGGAACAGATCTTTTTATTTGCCATAAATTAGAATCATATTGCCATGGTGTCCATCTATAACAACCACCAGCAGTTTGTGTATACTTTCCACCGTAACCACGTTCAGATTTTGGTATCAACATGTTACAGTGGTTCTGTATTGCATTCATTTCTATAACAGCAGTCCCATCTTCAGATCTAAAAGCATAACACTCAAAATGGTGTTCCAGTTGAATAAATCCTACAAACTGTTGTCTGAGACTACTTTTTTTACCTGGTTTTCTTCCAAATGAAATTTGAATATCTCTTAATAATTCTAATTTTTCGTATCTTGATACTTCAAATACTGTCCCATAATCTTGTAAGTGGCCACCAAATCTACCATGTTTAAAAATTTCTAAACCCATTTTATTGTATTTGGTAGAAATTCTTTGTAAATATGGAGATATTCCCCATTCATAGCATGATGTGGTATAGTTTGGATTCCCTACAATATAGTCATCAGAGCCACCAATTCCACCAGCTGGTTGTATATAATGTCCCCTAAATCCTGGACCACAGGATATAATATTTTCAGGTCGTTTTCCTCTTCCATCAAAATATGGATATGTGCTTTTATAACACGCACTTCTATTATTTGAATAATCAGACCAGTTTCCTGGCAGTTGGCTATTGGATACCCAGCAACAACCAGCTTCATCACGGCCAGTCATAGGTTCACTGAGAGGATACATTTTAGAAACATAACCCATTTGGCCTGGAGATAGTCTTACGTTTATTCTATTATAAAGAGAATCTTTTATTCCTCCGTGTATGTGCGGAAACGGAGCACAGGCACATGGAAACCGTAAATCGGTCATCCTTTCCCAAAAAGTTGTATACGAACACTCTTCTTGATAATTAAAATTTCCAGCTGCCCCGATTCCAAATCTTTGCAAAGCCCAACCAGAACAAGAATTTTGCGCTGGTCTGTATTGTATATTATTACATGCTGGTGGATCAATGCATTTTACTTGCCATGTTAAAACACCAGTACATTGTGGTACATATGGATCTTTATCAAAAGAAAATTCTCTCGGATACCATGTTAAATGGCATCCAGAATATTTGTACGCAAAAAATACATCATTTGCTCCTCTTGCTGAGGTAGAATACTCTTCCGCTTTGCAACACATTGCATTACATTTTTTATGTAAAGGGCTAGTATAATCTCCTGCTAGCCATGCACCAACATGTTTAAAACACGGTACTTCTGGTGGTGGGTTATCTGGATCCCAATTTCCTAAGCCACCGCTATAGTCTGGACCTTCAACTTCTAAACCACCATCACCATCTTCAATCATTGCAAAATTATTTGTGTTATGATTTACACCATTAAGATCAGCACCAATATCTTTTCCATGGATTGCTCTATCCAGTTTAACAATATATTGTAAGTTTTCATCTTCTGGTTTAACTGCTGCACCACTTTGCTTTGATGTTATCTGTATTGATTTTTTTGTTTGTTTTTTCCTATTTGAAATAGAAGAATTTATAAATGTTTTTAACTTATTAAATGATCTTCTATATCTTCCATCATTAGTAGGATCTACTTCAAAGTCTGACGGATTAGAAGTTAAAGGTTGTTGGTTTGGTCCAGTTGTGCAATCTGCACAGCAACAATTACAACCATCTGGGGGTTCATGTGATCTAACAAAGTCTGCTTTTGCTATTGGTGGCCGTTTAACAACTAAACCAATCCAGTCTTGTGGACTGACCTCGGCATGATCTGCCATATCATCCCCATACAATGTAATAAAATCCGTAAAAAATATCGGATTGCAGCAGAATGAACCTGTTACTCCAGGTGGCTCAGGAACACCGCCACCACAACAACATGCGCGTTTAGTCATGAATAGATCTCACTGACTATTTAGCATAAAAAAACAAAAACCCATAAAAATGGGTTTTTGAAAAATTTAATTATTTTTAAATTTTAACGGGCTCTGTTACGGACAATTCGGTAATACGAACGACCATTCTTCATCTCTCGGGAAACAGAATAGTTCATATCAAAGCGGTCAAATGCCTCCCGTAGGTCGTGCATCGTTGCACGCATGTTCTGCACACGGAAACGCTTACGGGCCTCTCCTGCGGTCATGGGAGCACCTGAACGCATGTAATCAAAAACTCTCTGAATCTTAGTGGGACGGTCAACAGTAGTAATTTCCATAAATTTCCTTTCTTATAAGAAGTTTTAATATAATAGCACCTTATTCTTGACTGTCAAGTAATTACCTAAATAATAAGACTGAGGAGACCTTTATGGGCACCAGGAATCGTCAGTTTGTCAGGCATGTGAAAAAACATCTGGCAGAATACGATATGCGGCTGGTAATCGGTCGTGGAAAGAATGTTAATGTGGGGGGTTACCGGGCCGTTGGTTATTTTTCAGAATCTGAAAAAGTTATAAAAATTGCTAAAAAATCTACTGACTTTATGAGCACCCTTGTTCATGAATATTGTCATTTTTTGCAATATATCAATAATTCAAAAATTTATAAAAAATCAGATGTCGCTGGTTTAATGATCGATGAATGGTTCAAAGGAAAAAATTATTCTCCAGAAAAATTAAAAAGAGCATTTTTTCTTGTTCGGGCAATGGAGCGAGATTGTGAAAAAAGAGCAATCAAAGTAATTAAAAAATT